ATGGGTCGTATGCACTCAGACGCTCAGTTCGCTGGTTCTTCATCAGTTCCTGCTCACGTGGAAATGATGGGATTCCTCGGTATCGGTAACAATCCGATGGTAGGATGTACAGTGGCTTGTGCGGTTGACGTGGCTCAAGCTTTGAGCAAGTAATCATCTGATATACAGATTATATATGAAGAGCTTTCCTTAGGGAAGGCTCTTCTTGTTTTAACAGACTTCCACGCTATCCTTGCTCTACTCACCTTTGCCTATCATCCTTTAATATCATCACTTTATCAATTGTGACGGTGTACTATATTATACTCTATAAATTCTCTATAAATTGCCACATTATTGCTAATTCTGTGACGTACTTGTGACGGGGTATCTATACCGTCACAACAAAGTAAGACATTCATAAGTCACTATGTATCAACTAATATCAAAATCATATTAAACACCTCCTATCTTATATTATTAATGGCATGTGACGAAATTACTTCAATCATACAACTTTATACTATTTGCTTTACACCTCTACCTTCAAATTCAAGAACATTTAGTTTACATTAGTTTCCCCTCTGTAATATGGTTAACTTCGTATCAGATTAATTCAATTATCAATTATCAAATTAATACAATTATGAGACTTACCAAGAAGAACTCTCCTAAAAGTTACACTATCTACTACCTACCACAAGAGATTAAAGAAACTATGGTTACAGAGGTCAGTTACCTGCCTATTACCAGAGAGAGACTGGAACAGTTCTTTAAAGATGCAGCAAGTAAGCGAAAGCCTAAATTAGTCAAGAAGCGGAAACAGTCAAGGCAGCAAGGGAGTTAATTCCATGCTGCCTTTATACTTCAATACTTATTTCCTTTTATAAGTCATTTTAGCATATTCTACCCCTCCATCATCCTCTTTCTCCATATATTCAAGAACTAACTTGCTGTTGGATATTTCAAGAACATTCAAATCAAGAGCATAAGTGGCATCAATAGGTCTAAGTGTCAGCAGCTTATTACTCAATGCCCATTTCCCTTCATCTAATTCCGAATTATCCAAATCATATTCAGTATATGTACCGTCAGCTCTGAATGTAAGATTACCAAAATATTCGCATTCATCTTTAGGTGCATGACTCCATTCTCTGTTGTCTTCAGGATATTCTGGCTCTATTTCATACCCTTCTTCGTAAGTTAGTACCCATTGACCTACAATGTTCTCTGTAGTAGGTGTACTTTCTTCTTCGTCATCATCACTACATGCTGCGAAGTTAACACTCATAATTACGGCTACGATAGCCATTCCAATAAATCTTAATGTTCTCATTTTAATTAATAAATTAAGTTAGTAATATAGTTTATAAATATTTATCCACTCCATTTGTACAGCGTACCGTCTTCCGTTCATCCAGCATTCTCATGTACTGCAAGTTCTTTGTCTTATTGTACATGAACTTATCCTCATGCCAAAGGTGGTAAACAATACCTGCGAACTTCAAATACCGTTTCCGGCAACCACTGTTCAGCAGACGCTTGCCCAAATCAATATCCTCACTTCCCCAACCCTCATAGAATTCATCATAACCGTTTACCTTGATAAAATCCTCACGGAAGAAGGACATGTTACAGCCCAATGCAGCCGAACGCTTTCTACGGTATCTCGGAGCCAAGAAGCGAGCCAGCCATATACAATGGATTGTATTCTCCGGCTTGCTTTCAATTCCTTTCGTCCAGACATGAATCGGGCGTACCATACCGGACTTACATATTTCCTCTGTCAGCTCTTTGCCCAAGTTTACCCTTCCACCTTTCACGTAAATGCCACGGCCAGCTTCACGGAGATGGTCGGCTATCAGCTTTGGATGCAGGAATACATCACCGTCTATCTCTATGATATAGTTTCCCGTACTACGGGCTACACACTTGTTGCGCATCATAGCCAATCGGAAACCTTTATCCTCATGCCACACATGTATGATTGGAAACGGTGCCTGCTCTTGCAGCCTTGCTATCAACGAGGCGGTCTCTTCCGTAGAGCCATCGTCTCCTATAATGACCTCATCGGGCAGGACTGTCTGCTTGAACAAGCTGAGTAAACATACTTGCAGAGCATCGCAACGGTTGTAAGTAGAGACTATTACGGAAATCTTCCCCAAGTCCTTTCTATTCATTACTACCAGATTTAAATAAGTTAATCAGATTAATTATTACCACTCTATACACTCTTGCCTTCTTTTATATGGATATATGGATGAAATGGCTTGAATAAGTGCACAGAGTACACAGCATAAAGCTGCACGCAATTTGATTGATTGCCACGTTAGAAATAGAACTGTCTGTTTTGTGAATATCTGTATCGTTGCCAGTGTTCCCTAACTGACCGTTATACAATAAAGAAGCGTGGGAACATTGAATATTACTACTGTGAGGCTCTGGACTGCCTAAGGTGAATAATAAACAATGCCCACGCCAGATATGTATATAGTTCACCCTACAGAGGTGAATATATAACACTGACGTGAGCGTCCTTGCCTATTATCTTCACCTTTTGAAATTGTCCAGATTTCACAGTAAGATAATATCTTAAACGCTCTTCGTTAACTAATATGTCCTTCCAACTTCCCAACGCATTAGGCTGTTAGAATTGCTGCAAAGTTACGAATTTACGTTTGATTGGCAAGAACTTATTGTTTATTAAATGCAGAAAGGCATTCCTACTCCATAAATCAAGGTTAGGAGCAAATTTGTAAAAGGTCTATATAAGTAGAATTTTATAAATTTACTCCCAACTTGAATTGTAGGCTTAAAAGGCAGTTCCGCTCCATTCTTAATAATTGGTGAGCGCAACCGCCAGTAATCAAAAGCTAAGGCAGTCATAAGTATTAAGTAGTTCTTCCTGCCTTAATCCCAAGTATCTCTTGGTAATTGATACACTGGAATGATTGAATAGCTCCATGAGTTTGACAAGTGCAAGCTCCGAACTTTCGCTGTTCATGTTATAGACCTGCCTGCCGAAAGTCTTTCTAAGGCTGTGGCATGAGAAGTTGCCTATATGCAGCCTATACTTCCTTTTAACCTCCTTGAGGATTACATTTATCCTCTGTATGGAATAGACCGTACCTTTCCGGCTAACCAATATAGGCGCGTCTATGCCTATAGGACTGATATGCTTGTAGCAGTCACAGATATGCTTCTGTAGCTGCATGTTAATTCTCACAGTCCTTTGCTTTCCCGTCTTGATTTCGATAACGGTAAATTCCTCCGCATTTAATATCTGATTCCAGCGTAAAGCCAGAATGTCAGATATTCTTAAGCCAGTAAAACAGCCCAGAGCAACAAGAAGCGAGATTTTATAATTCCCGTCTTTGGCTAACTTCCTTATCAAGTTCATTGCCTCGCTCCATTGCAGATAATCTGCGGTTGTACTTGAATATTTAAGTGACATAACGTTCAGTCTTATAATGAAATGAATAAAAGTGAATATCATTTTTAAGTTGGAATATCCAACTTATTGATAATCAAAGGAACATTCACTAATAATAGAAGTGAACATTTCTCCCATTAACAGTAAGAGGACACCTATACCTTGTTATATAGATGTCCTCCATACCAAGCTATCCTTTAACAATGGCATAGCCCAGCAGCAGGATATATCCTACCGCTATAAATGGAAACAATGCCATTGCAATGAAGAATACCAAAGTAGCCAGTAACACATAGAATAAATTCCGTAGCATAATCTCCAGTTTTGAGAAACCAGTAATAGGATATAATTCCAGATACAGCTAAGAGAGAAACCAGCTGTATCTTTCATCACCATGCAGAGCGGATGCAATGCCCGTTGCCAGTTCTGTAGCGTTGTAGGCTCTATCCAGAAAGCTGTCTATGTAGCTGCTCTTGTTGCTGCCAGTAAGCAGGTTGTAGAACTTCCACATGGATAGGTCACTGCCAAGACAGCCAAAGTTCTCATCATTAATGTAGGCTTTAGCCACACTGTTTACTTGTGTATCAGTAAGCAGCATTCTGGGGATAGCCTTCTGATAGCCTTGTGGCAAGCACTGATAAAGTCGCATTCTTCCAAGTAACTGGCAGAATTGATGTTCTGTCATACTGGTATTGCCAAGTGTCTGCATCAGATGTATGTGCTTGGCAGGGTCGTACTTGTTGAACATTTCCAATACGGCACGATATAATTCGTTGGTATTGGTTACTTCCAAACAAGTAAGATAACCGTCCGTAGATACACATAAATTGGTGCAGACATTACAAATGAAGCCTATGAACACCTTAAAACGCTCTGCACCCTTTTTACTGTACAGATTGGTATGGTTATAAGCCCTAACTCCACCTATGGTAAGGGTCAGCCTATTACCGTTCACCGTCTCGTAGATGGTAGGTATTTCAATCACGAAAGCGCAACGCTCGTAATAAATGGTCTTGTCACTCTCCAATAACTGATTGGCAGGCTTATGTATTGCTTCTGGAATACGACCTTTGATAACGTGTGACACCCTTATATCCGGCTGCCCTATCCGTTCACCGTTAAAGAAAGTATGTGCGGCATCCTGCACCGTTTCAATGAACGAGACGTGCGACAATGTAGCCTCGTTGTCTTTGGCGAATACTGGAATTATGCAGTCGTCCCTCAAATGCTGTAAAGTCGCTTCAACTGTATTAGCCTCTATGAACAGAGGTCGTTTCCCCTTTGTATCGTCCGTTACAACCGTTGCATCCTCTGCAAATTCGCCTAAATTGCTGTTCCTTCTCTGTGCCATGACTGGCATAATCTGTAATGCTTCCATAATCTGTAAATTATTAAGTTGATAATTAGAAATTTCTCCATCTGAACGCCATATAAACGATAATGTACAGCACTATGGCAAACATTGCCTGCGGTGCTGTAATGAACGGTACAACGAGTATTGCACCAACCGTCAGAATTGCCTTTAAATCTTCCATAAGCGATAATTTATTGGTTAGTAATAAGTGAATTAAAGGGAATAGCACGCTTTATAGCGTAATGCCCCATAGACTTCCGCAATTGTGCTCTGTAATACACAGACATTACTGTAGTAGCCAGTAATACCGTAGCCAAAGCGTTTGCGGTCTGGAATGCGATTGCGTTAAACCGTTCATTTCCCATCTAAGAGAGGTGAGGGACGTAGGAGTAACATGACAATAAAGCGCATAATATACACCTCATGCCTGCTTTCTGGCTGATAATTGCACTTTATGCAGTCTTGGTAACTGTATGGAAAGAGTTCCCGTATCTGGAAGGGAGGGGGTACTATTTAGACACTGCCTAATTTGAGTTGGGGTATAACAAGAAACTCCAGACCCGTTTAATAGTCTGGAGTTCAATCCTACTCAATCAATGCCTTAATTTCCTTTATGGTTCTATACCTTCTCAACGTCTGCCCAAGCTGTTTATATCCCTGCTCCAAGAATGGATATTTATCTGTTATCACCCTTAATTCCCGTTGCTCATTGTCCGTTAGGGAAAGCTTCTCCTTCAAGTCACAGAAGCGTTTGAGGCGGTCTCTGAATTGTGGCGGTTTGAGAGCATCCTTTACTGCACTGTCATCTGCGATACTCCACTCATACCCTTTGGTTACTGTCATCCCCAATTCCTTATAAGCCTCTTGCAGTGCTTCGGACGACCTATATACTATATGTGTAGTCCAGTGTTGGTAGAGCTTTAACTGGGCAACCATGTCATTGACTTCGTATCTGCCATCCTTCTTGATGATATATGTATGGACGCCCAGTCTTTCAAACTCCTTATCCTGCTGCTTTAATATCTTTATATCAGTCTCCCTATTCAGTTGCTCCACCCTTCTGCGAGCAGTAGCAAGTTCGTCCTCTATCCTCTCCTCCATCACATCAAACGGAACGTAGTAGTTGACAGCCTTTGCATTGAAGATATGGACTATCTTGTTTCTGAAAGGGTTGGACTTGGTTCTGATACGTCCTGCAATCTGGGGAATATCCATGTCAATGCTGATTAGGGTATGCTTGTTGTAGCCGTCACTGACGATAAAGCATATTGCCGTCTCTGAATAATAGTCCACTCCTTCAAATGCCTTGCAGGTCACGAATGTAAACCGTTTAACTGGGGCTGTTGAACTGGAGATTTCAAAGCCTTCCAGCTTGTAATGGTTCATCTCGTCGTCAGCGCATATAATCCTGCACTCATCATTGGTCAGCTTGGCTTGTTCAAGTATCTCCTTAATCTCCCTTACGCTGTTGACAAAGAAATATGCCTCCTCACTCTTAATCCCGTCCAACACAAAGTGACCGTTGTCTTTATAATGCTTGATAACATTAGCTGCTGTAGTGCTTGCTTTGACACATGGGCAGGGGTAGATTGTAATCTTATCCACTATCTGCCAGTTGGCAATATATTCCTTCATTTCGGCAAATACTTTGGGCTTAAATCGCTCTGGGATAGGAGTTGCAGTTAAGAAGCAATGAGACTTGAAGCATTTGAACTTCTCTATAATCTGATTTATTACCTTTGTCCTAAAGCCATACTGCTTTAACAAATTGTGGTACTCATCCACAAGTATCTTGAATTCAAGCGGATTAATGAGGTCAATCAGTTTATCCACCTTGTCATACGTACAGATTATCTTCTTAACTCCGTCCTTAGCAAGAAACTTGTTCAACTGGATTTGTACTATCTTAGTGAACTTGCCATATAAACCAAACAGTCTGTCATTAGTAGGACTTACGCCTGCTTGGATTTGTGACTTCTTCCAAGCAATGTCCCTGCCGTCTTTATCCTTAGGTGGGTAGCACTTATTGATTACCAGCTCTGTTGTAGGTACGGCAATAATGTAATTCTCGTCATTGGTAAGCGCTATTGTAGTAGCACCGCATCCCGTCTTTACCTTGTTGAAGATGCAATTCTTTGGGAAGTCGTCCATAATGAGGAAACCGTCCCGTTCTTGAATATCTAACTTTATCATAAGTTATCTTTTGTGATTTTAAATATGTTACCTGTGACCCTAATTATTGGACTTTAAATAATCCTAAACTCTGAATACTGGGGTAACTGACCGTTTTATATAGAGGGAATTCACCACTTTCTGGGAATTTCAACTCTATCATCATTTCTACTTGGTGATTGGAAAACAGCTATCTGTGACCCCAATAATCAGACTACAGATTACTCTCAACTTCAATTATTAGGGTAAACCACCTTATTATATGGGGGAAATTCACCACTCTGGAAGAATTGGGAGCAGAAGAGCCAACCTCTCACATTGGCTCCGGTTCTTATTAGCGGACTTCTTCCGCTTCCAGATAAGGAATGTCCTCATCTGCATCAGTGGAGGCTGTCCCAGTCCCTTCAACTGGAATGATAATAGGATTGCCATTCCGTTCTCTTATCTTCTTGAACTGCTCCATCACCAAACTCTCATCCAGATTTCCATGCGTATTGAACATTGCCGCCTTGTCATTCTGGGTGATGGTCTGGAATATCTTAATAGCTTCGTTGGCGTCTCCCGCAGTTGTTTTGATATTATTAAATTGCTGAATTAGGTGTCTCTTGGCAATATCCTTGTCATCAAAGCCTTTATCCTTGCAGATTTGGATGAACTTGTTGCCTATCTCCATATTATAGGCTGGAATGATAGGCTTCTTCACCTTCTTTCCTTTCTCATCCTTCCCAGAGCATAATAGAGAGAAGTCAGACTTTGATATGGCGTTATTATTGCCACAAAAGATAAGGTTCAGTGTTGAGATTGGATAACCGTCTGGGTTCTTCTCGCTCTTTATCAGTTCGTTATACCGTTGCAGGAATTCACTGTCTGGGTTAATATTGGCTGCACCACGTACATAATCTGGGGTAGTCCATTCCTTCTTGGTAATATTAATCTCGTTGATATATTCGGCAATGGTTTCATTCCCTTGCAATTCAACTTCAATGGCAGGAACATCTATCGTTTCCTTTCCGTTCTCCGCTGCCCATTCATTATAGAGGGCTGCGGCAATAACCCTATGCTGACCGTCCAATACAAGGAAATATTTGGCAGCATCTTCCGGCTTTATATCTTGCCCATTAATATCAACCAAGCTAATATCGCCAGTTTTAATTACATCTTCCGCCTTAATGACTTGTATCTGCTCTGCCTTTCTGTAGCCTTTGACCTTCATCATGGCTAATATCTTCTCTACATTGCCCAAGTTGATGGAACGATTAATACCCTTAGCGAAAGCTATGTTTCTTACTTCATTATTAGCTACAATATTAATTTGTAAATAAATTTTCTTCATAATTGTTTAAATTTAAATTAATAATTAAGTTTATAAATTGGTGCAATCTTCAACTTGGCGCCTTATCGTTTCTGATTACGTTGCAAAGTTGGGAAATACTTAGAAGGTGGGTTATAAAGAATAGAATGCGATTTGAAGGGTATTCTTTATATATAAGATAGCCAAATAGTTAGATATTATAAGGATATAAAAAACTACCACGTGATTACATGGTAGTCTGTGAGGATTGGCAGCATATTGCTTACCAGAGGTATTCTGTGGATTGATTATTGGGAGAGAAATTGTAGTCCTCTATCCGCTTGGGCTTCCATTGCGGTTTGTAGCCTTGCTTCACCAAGTAGGCTATAGCGGCATTGGTGTAGTTCTCGTCATTATTGAAACTGTCCGCTTCAAATAATATCTCCATGTAGCCTAAAGTCATACGTATCTGCTCGCTTCTGGTCTTTAAGGCTGAACACTTCTGCAAGAGATGGAATGTACCGTACATGATTAAGTTGCAGGCTGCATTATTGGCTTTCCTGCCTTTCCTTTCTGAATACACCTCCTTCAATTCCGCTTGCGCCTCTTCCAGACTGTCAACTCCCAAGTAAATATGCAGGTAGTTGTCAAGCAAGTCAGTCAGCCAATAGCAGGAGTTGTCAAGCCTAATCTTCTTTACCCCGTTATCAATGGTGATGGAATTTAGTGCCCTTACCTCCTCCTTTCTGGAAGGTGAGTATCTCTTGGTGTTCAATAACTCAAACAGCTTCAGCATTTCTGGACGGACTTGTTCCAGATACGGAAGTGTATTCTCTGAAATGGCAATCTCCGTATGAAGTTCATCCTTTACATGCTTGTCATATATGGCAGCTACAAACAGAAGGGATATTCCTATTACTTCATCTTCATCTGATACGCCATACTCCTCCAGAAGTTCCAATATTTCAGTCAGTATCTTATCATTGGATAGGGTTATGAATACTTCGTGCTCTGTATCCATGATGAAACTGGCAGCATCAAACAGTGTACTTGTTGAGGCTGGTCTGGGGGCATAGCGGTGATAGTCAAAAGCACCGTTATCCACCGCGTATTCATCCAGATACGGGAATGGCATACGATACTTGGAAACTATCTCCTCACCTGCCCCATTAGGGTAATGAAGGTGGTATGCTGCTTGTAGTTCATTTAAGAACATGGCACGTCTGTAGCCAAAGCATTCTGCCAGTATAGGCTCTAACGTCCTCAACTCTGGAATTGGTATTGAGTAGGTTATCATGTCATATCTGTATTAGTGCCGTAAAGATAAATAATGCCACTCCATTATGCAACAGAGCGGCATTATAAATTAGAGTAAATGCTTCATTACATCATTCCTTAGTACAGAATGTCCCCATTAACTTATCCATTTCTTCACCTATACACTTATCAACTAATTTAGCATAATGTTCAGTCATTCGTGTATTAGAATGTCCCAACATTTTAGACACCACAATTAAGGATATATTATTAGCTAAAGTAACCGTACTTGCAAATGTGTGTCTTGCTGTATGATAGGTTATTCGTTTATCTATGTGACATAGAATAGCTATATCCTTCAAATATAGATTTATATCCTTATCTGAATATATAGGCATTAAGGTATCTCCACCTGCATACTTATCAATCAACATTTTAGCATTAGGTAATAATGGAATACGAGCAAGAACACCAGTCTTTACCCTCTTCTTCTTAATCCACATTCTTCCTTGATTATCACGTTCTAAATGTTCAACCTTCAATGTTTTAACATCAATGTATGATAAGCCAGTATAACACGCAAATAAGAACATATCCCTCGTCCGCTCAAGTCTGGGTAAAGGAGAATTAAAGTTTATAATTCTGCGCAGTTCATCTTCATTCAAGAAATCAGGAGATACCTCTTGCCGCTCCAATTTATATGATGCAAATGGATTAAATGCAATCTTATTATTAGCAACAGCACGATTTACCACCTTCTTTAATAGTGATAAATACTTCACTGCCCCATTCTGAGATAATCCATGTTCTGATAGCAACCATATACGGTATTCTTCAATGAAATCACGATTTAATTCTCTTAAGAACATATCATCACGATTATATTTAGATTGAATAAATTTCTCAAGAAGTGATAAGCTATGCTTTGAATTAGCGTATGTCCCTTTAGATATTCCACAGCCAATCTGTTTATGCTGCATTTCATTATGTCTCTTATAAACGTTAAGAATAGTTTCTTCCTTTATCAGTTCCACCTTATTTAATAAGGCATCACGAAGTAACATAGCTGTTATAGCAAATCCATGCTTCACTAACTTAATCTCTTCCTCATAAATTCGTACTCTCAAACTCTTTAGAAATTCATTCAATACTACAGCCTCAGAATTCGTACCACGTACACACTGTTTATCTTTATTCCAATTCTCCAATGCAACTAACTTACCAGTTGAGAATACAGTTCTTTCATCACCCACAGCTATTAATACCTCAATTGGCGCTTTACCTGCCTTATTCATTTTACTTGCCCTAACAGTAAATGATAATGTATAGTTACTCTTATTTATCATATTCCATAATTTGTGACGTCACAGTGACGGAATACATAAATTACCGTCACAGACATCTATTTAATTCAATATCAAATAGAGTATAATACACTATATTACAATATATTACAACAACATATACATTTCTAAACCGTCACAAGTTTACGTATGACAGACACCATGGGTCGTATGCACTCAGACGCTCAGTTCGCTGGTTCTTCATCAGTTCCTGCCCACGTAGAAATGATGGGATTCCTGGGTATCGGTAACAACCCGATGGTAGGATGTACAGTGGCTTGTGCGGTTGACGTGGCTCAGGCTTTGGCTAAGTAATTAAAGTTACATTATATAAATAAACTCCTGTAGTCCATGTGATTACAGGAGTTTTTTATTTGTGGTAACTTGACTTAGATAACAGATTGAAGCACCTTGCATCACTCATTATTTGGAGTGAATGAATGGTGAATCAGTAAGGAGATAACAAGATAAATCCTGCTTTATTTAAGTCCAAACAACTCATGTAAAGAGTAGCCAATTACCCCTCAAATCAAGCCATAAACAGGTTACTTTTGCAGCCGATTTGCAGCCGAATTTGCCATTCTTAAAAAACGGCTGCAAGAATTGGCATAATCAACTATAATACAATGCGATACACTCCATATAACATTTAATTTAAAATGGAGAAACATTGTACAATGGTTTACTTTTCATTAAGAGAAAGTAAGCAAAACAAAAAAGGTCTATCACCTATTGAGGTTTCAATCACCACTAACGGAAAGAGAATCTACTTTAGTACAGGTAAACACGTACCTGCTGCTGACTGGAACAAAGAGAAGCAAGCTGTAAAAGGCAAGAGTGAAGAAGCGCAGCTAATCAACGGTTATCTGATTCAACTACGGAATAAGATATATCAAAAAGAAATTGAGCTACTCCAAAAGGGGTATCTTATCACTGCTGAACTATTAAAAGAAGCTATCACAGATAAGGTGGAAGCTCTGAACGAGAAGACTTTATTGGATGTTCTGAACGAACATAATACAGAGCGCAAAGCAATGGTAGGTAAAACTGTTGCCCCTGCCACTTATTGGGTGTTTGAATATACAGGCAGATTATTCAAAGAGTTTATTCAGAAGAAATATGAGCGTAAGGACTTATATTTAAGAGAGATAAACTTGGGCTTCATTCAAGGATTCCATGCTTTCCTTTTAGGAGAGAAGAAGATGGGACAAAACTCCTGCACCAAACATTTAAAGTTCTTAAAGAAGTTGCTAAATTTAGCTGTCGCCAACTCTTATATATCCTACAATCCTGTAAATGCTTATAAAGTAGAACGCGAACCCGTAGAAGTGGATTTCTTGGATGAAGAAGAATTGAGGAAGATTATCAACTTTGATACTCCCCTACCAAGATTGGAACGAGCTAAAGATATGTTTCTCTTTGGGTGCTTCACAGGGCTTAGCTACATTGACATTAAGACCTTGACACCAGAACACTTTGAGAAAGATAACACTGGCAGAATATGGATTAAGAAACGTAGGGTTAAGACAGGGGTTCTATCACGCATTCCCCTACTCCCCATCGCCAAACTGATATTGGATAAGTACAAAGGTGGAGAGAAATTACTCCCTATTCAAGACCCTGCGGACATCAACAAATATCTAAAGGATATAGCTATACTTTGTGGAATTAATAAACGAATTTGCTTCCACACAAGTAGGCACACCTTTGCAAGTACAATTACTTTAGCCAATAACATATCGCTGGAAGTTGTTTCTAAGATGTTAGGACATACCAATACACGAATGACTGCCCACTATGCAAAGCTGATAGACAAGTGCATAGGTGAGCAGATGGATAAACTCATGGATACGTTTACAGGAGCTTCTGATTACTAAAGCATATCCTATCCACAAATTCCTCACTTGTAGCAATGCAGGTGGGGATTATTTTTTAATTTTGCCTTAAACTAATAATTATGGAGAAGCTAAAGGAAGATTACATAAGCATTGATACTCGTTTGGAATACATGGAAGCCATAGCCGTTAAATATGTTCCAGACGTAGATATAGACCCAGCCACAGGAGAAAGATACGTCTGCGGCACTACCGCCTTACCCCTATTCATAAGAAGATACAATCAGAATGAACTATATGGTAATTTCACATACGAAGATTATATAGCCAATGAGGACATACAGAATACATTGAAAGGTTTGGGAGTTGATATAGATAAGTTCTGGTTTCTACTTCTGTTCATCTTTGACTATACTTGTGGAACGTGCTTGGACGGAATGAAAGCTACAGGCATTGGAATAGAACAACTCATCAAATTCGCCAAAGCCATAGCTGACAACCATAAGGAGATTAACCAATTTGGAGTAAGTTTTAAAAAGCCTATTACCGTCTCTGTAAAGATTGAAGGCAAGCATCAGATAGTAATTGACAATGCCAATGCAATAGGTTACTTGGCTACTATCATTGCCAACAACCTAAAAGAGATAGAGGAACATCCTTGGATGCAGAACCAACAAGTCAGCATAAGCACCCATGCAGAAGAAAAGGAATCCGTTCAGATATGGCTGTTCTATAAGATGTTCAATGACTTCTTCAATTTAGAGCCATATAATAAGCTGTTTAATGTCAGACAGAAGAAAGGAAGCACCATATCACTTAGTAAGACATTGCTCATATCAAGGCTTATCTACTTCACTAAGCTATCTAAACATAGTAAATTCTCAGATGATGAAGATGTCCTAAAAGGTTACATCAAGCAATATAAAGACAAGAGAATTGATACTGCGAACAGCATATACTTCTAATAAACTTCTGATAATTAATACAGTCCTGCTCCGTACCATTAAGAGGGTACATAAGAGCAGGACTTTTTTTCTCTCTTTTAATCCTGCCATTATATCCCATCTTTGCAGCGTCAAAACGATAGCGGACGAGCTGACAATTAAGAGGGGAAGTAAAACCACCCATTAATTTCTCTCTTTTAATCAGCCCAGAAGCAAGTAGTTTTGCAGCGTAATCAGAAAGCCAAGTGCGTATAGGTTGGACGGTTACAAAGAACTTAATTTGATAATTAAAAACAAGATGACAATGAAAACAATGACTAAGACAGCAGGAAAGACTGCAACCAGCAAATCAGTAGCTAATGCTAAAGCAGGAAAGGCAGTGCGCACTCTCAGCTTACAACAACAGTTGATTAAAGCTGAAAGAGATTTGAAGAACATAGTTAACAGACAGTTGGGAGAAACCGTTCTACACGCCCAAGAGTTAATTGTGAAACAATTAAAGCAGGCTATTGAAGAGAAGAATAGTAAAGCCCTCACACTTAAAGACGAACCTATTACATTCCAATTAACTAAAACTGAGGAGAAGGTCTCTAAGAAGATTGCCTTTGTAAAACATAACAGAAGCATTGATTCAAAGAAAGTAGATACGTTCATTGCTATTATTGACAATGGCAAATATGAAGAAGCCTATCCCATCATCGTGATAGAAGCTTCAAAACTAATAAAGGCAGGATATGTCGTAACAGATGTAAACGGTAGAGTTCTGACAGAAGAAGAGGCAGAAGGCTACTTTGTAATCTTGGACGGTCAACACAGAAGCACAGCATTTGCCAAACTAAACTCTGTCAAAGGTAATATGACTATCCCCAATGTCTTTGTTAAGGATATTAAGGATATAGGAACTTATTTGGAAGAAATCAACAGAGTTGGTAATTGGGATATGAAAGCCAAGATAGGGGTTGCTGCCTTGACATCCAAAGATGAACTCTTTGAGAATATGGCTGAACTAATCCAACAGGGATTCAATCCTACGACAGCAGGTCTGATTTATACCAAGAAGAACATTCCAGAGAAGATATTGAACAAGGTTTTAAGAAGAGAAGAATACAATCTACCAAAAGATGCCATAGTTGACATCAAGAGAGGTAACGATTTTATAACTCTATGCAAAGCTGCCAAAATCAGCGTCACATTTCTCACTAAACGTTACTTCATTAAAGGATTTAACAGTTATGCTAAAGTACATGGCGAAGAACAAGCATTCAAGGCTTTGGATAAGCTAAAACAATTAGAACTTAATGATGACAAACTAAAGAAAATAAAGGAAGATGATGATTTTCAAGCAATGCTACAAAATGCTTTAGAAGCATAATACATACTACGGAGCAAAGCCCATGTGACAGGTGGGCTTGTTCTCCCCAAGTTCTTAGAATTTCTGAATAGTCTAAAGTCTGATTACTAAATGTGTGGTCTTATCATTAGTTTCTCACTTATGGAGTTACTATCTTTACAGTACTACAAGCAGATAATCCCACCACATAGATTGACGGACTTACAAACTATTCAGAATATCTAAAATGGAAGAATTTACTTATGAGCAGATAAGAGTTAAGGCTCTTAAACAGGGAGTAAAAGATAACAAGGTTCACATTGGATTGTGGGCTAATCTTAATAACTATCTAAAGACAAGGAGAAAGAAGAATGGAAAGGTTGCTACCTATTATATCTCATTGCAGAAGTTGGCTTATTAATTCACTGATATTTAAACTGATATGATAATTCATCTGCCAACAGGAAAGAAGTTCCATAACAGAAAGGAAGCTAAGATATATTTTGGCACTGCCTACTATTACAAAATGGAACGTGAGAAAAAATATTTAGTGTTTACCAACAATGTTCAATCAGCTACTAATGAATATGAAGATACCTCAAAAATACCTGCAAAACAGGATAAGTAACATTAGGCAGGATTATGCTACTATTAACAAATCTATTGTAGATAAACTCAATCCTCCTAATCTGTACAGGTTCTTCTGTCTGTCCTTATATAGAAATGACTATTATAAGGTCAGATGGAGAATTAAGGATTTAGCTAAGCGGACTGGAGAGGAAGAAACTGCACTAAAGAATTTCAATAAGGATATAGAAGCTGTGTTGGTTAGAAAGAGATACCCTGTACCAATCAACCACCCTCTTATTGACTTTACAATGAGAAGTCTTTACTGCATCCCACCCATAGACCGCCCCAACTTTATAACACTGTCCTACCTCTTTATAAAAGTGGATTTGGATATTAAAGTGAAAGGATATTATATCAAGCTCTTATTGATAGCAGAAGATAACAAGATATTGCTTTCTCTTAATAAGTTGGCTGACAAATTGGGAATGGGTAAGAAAAATGTAGAGAGTTACAATCTGGATTTATATAATGCAGGTCTGTTAAAATTCATACCCAAAGGGATAGAACTTACTCCAAAGGAACTATTATTAGACAATGATATAGCCAAACAACGTAAGGAGTGGAATCCAACCAACTCAAAAAACGTGGTTAAGATAGCTTTCAAGTCCAAATAACAGGCAAGTAGGATTTTTCGTACTGTTTATTAATATATTAAGAGATAGTACGAATAATCCCCACTCTGTCTTATTCTGACTTTAGAAGCATCTAAAGTTGAATTTCTACGATAAGGGTAAGCAGCCCTTATGAATGCTACTTCGTAATGACAATTTTAAACCATCAGAGTAATGCACAAGACACCCCTACCCACATAAACACCCCCTCATAGCTCTTAAATAAAAAGAATGCTTTAGAAATGCAGTCTGATAGTTGGCAGGAATAAGCATTCTTATTAATCCAAGAACAGGCACGATGCACTATTATCACAACCAACCTATAATTTACTAATGCTCCTCATTTCCTTTGAAAGAATCTTTAGGGAAAGACATAGGACAGCCTAAGATACAAGCGAAGAAATTCACT